GGATAACTTTGGGTGCTCCCTAACGCTTTAGGTTTGACTACCCTCCACGTCGACGTCGCCGGGCCATCGGCCTAGCGACGTAACCTTCTCTAATGCTGACACTCGAGATACGCTCTCGACGGGCTATCTTCCGTAGTTGTCGCCACAAAGTGATTAGCTTCGCAGATGGGGCCTTTTCGTCGTCCAGACGATAGGCATACTCCACCTTGCTCGGAAGGAGGTTCACTCCTTCCTCGCAGGTTCCAATTTCCGTGAACAGCTCGTATAACGTATCCCATGTGGGAAGTATGTTCGGATCCAGTACTCGAAGGCGGTCATCGATTTTCTCGAAAGACTTACGTAGTCGATTAGAGAATGGTCGTGCGACCCATTCGACGAAGAAAGAGTCCCAGGTCTCGGCATTGCTGTCGATCCCAAAGAACTCTCTCACCGATTGCAAGAAGAAGGACCGTTCCTCCTTCTTTGGGGCCCTCCTCTTAGCGGTCCCTTTATTATTCTCTTCGCTTCCGACTACAGTTTCGGCTTTCACCGTAACCATAATCTTTAGCTCCGAAAACTTAGGAGTACTTAAGAGGTATAACAATCGTTCGAACTTTTCTAATCTCGCAATAAGCTCCCGAAGGGTCCGAGACCACATTGATCTCGCGATTGTCCAACGATTTGGATCAACCAGCTGACCCTCCTGCTTTCCAGGTGCCACGTTCAATAACCAAGCCTCAAGAGGCATCGGAAATATCCCGCCTGGTCTGCAAAGATAGGCGATTAAGCCCGACAGACGATTCCCTATCCCTAACGCGACTTGTAGTCGTGCTAGGTTACGGTATCCATGGCCACAGAAACGTGCTACCGAAGAAAGACGGATCACTCCGAATTTCATATTCTTCGCGACCAGTTCCCCTAGGGCCCCTAAGGACCGAAGTGCTACTAGCATTTCTGCCAGTGAAACTGGTGTAGCGTCCTGCCCTTTGATCCAAGTTCGCTTCGCAAACTCTAATGACCCTTGATTCGAGACTAGACTTTTGGCTAGCCCAATCTCTACTCCAATCGAGGCCATCATCTTAAGGTATTCCTGCGCCACTCTGCGGTCAGCAATGACCACATCGTCTCCTAATACTGCATACAACAGGAACCATCCTGGTGCTTTAGTTACCCTGAATGCGGCATATTGCACAAGTGCATGATGTGTGAGAGCTAACATGGCCCAACTAGAGAACGCACCCATAGGCTGTCCGACCGCGTAATACACGCGATCGAACCCCAAGTTCCAGCTTTTCGCTGAACGAGGGAGCCCATAGGGTTGTCCGACTAGTAAATAAGCCCATAGCCGACACAAA